CAGCTATTAAACGTGCGTTAAACAAACGATCAACAGATGTTGAACAGGTGTTAAACATCTGTACAACAGATGAGCAACTAACCATAAACCAAGAACCAATAACCAATAACCATATATATAGTGATTTTGAAAAAATCTTGAAAGCAAAGCGAAAACCATTAACGGAAACGCTTTTGGATTCAATTCAAGATGAAGCTAATAAAGCTAAGTTAACATTGGATCAAGCATTAAAGATTTGTTGTGAAAGAGGATGGACAACATTTAAAGCAGAATGGATTGCCAACAAGGTTGACATTGTTCACCAAACAGTACCTAGCACATTTGACCGTGATCCAGTTCTTGTTAAGCTAGATGAAGAAGCTAAATTGTTAACATCAATTCCAGAAGATGTAAAGGCTAAATTCAAAATGTTAAAAGGCGGCAAATAATGCAAACAATTATTGTTCCAGTAAGTGGCGGGAAAGATAGCCAACTTTGTTTACAAATGGCTTTACAAGCGCATGGATCAGAAAATGTAATTGCCGTACATCAAAGTACAGGCTACGATCATCCATTAACTAATCAACATCTGGTTGACATGGAAAATCATTACAAGATAAAAATCCATATCACCAAATCCGACAAATACGATGATGTTTTTGATTTTGTTGAAAAAGTAGGGTATTTCCCTAGTAGTGTTGCAAAATCTTGCACCAGCCGATTAAAGCAACAACCTTTTGCTAAATGGTTGATTGACAATGATTATTGCAATGAAAACTACGTTATTTGGATGGGTATGCGTAAAGATGAAAGTCGTGCCCGTGGTGCTAAATATTGCACTTGGAACGATCTTGATGAAATAACTTTACAAGATTTTTCTACTGAATACAGAAATAACATTTTTTCTAAAGTTAAAGTACGTTTACCAATTGTTGATTTTTTAGAAGCTGAAGTATTTGATGCTTTATCTGTTGCGCCAATTAATCCACTTTACAAAAAAGGCCATAAACGTGTTGGATGCTATCCATGTTTGTTGGCTAGGAATAGTGAATGGGAATTAGCGGCACAAGACCCTGTTGGACGTAAAAACATAGAAAGATTGATTGAAATTGAAGATAAATTTATTGCTGACAAGAATCCAAGAAAGTTAATCAAAATACATCCAACCCGTGATGTTAGAGGTTTACTAAAAGGGGATTTGTTAACAGATACCACAAATTCAGAATGTTCTTGGTGCAGTATTTAAAAATTAGTTATGGGGAAGCTAGTTAACTTCGTTAATGGGCTTGGTGTGATGGCTTATCACCCTTGGGGAACCTATGGTTAAAAACATTGAAGTATTCGTAGAACACTATGCAAAGCTAGCATTGAAACAAGGTTGGATTGATTATGTTCGCCATCAAGTTAAATTAATGGAACAAGAACACGCATTCAAAGGCATCGGAAAGTTAATAGCCCAACGCATTAAGGAATTAAAGTGAAATACTACATAGGCTTTGATCCTGGCTTTTCCGGCGCATGGGGCGCAATCGATCAAAACGGTGAATACATTGCTTGCGGCGATATGATCCACACAGATCAATATATCGAAACCGAAAAGATATGGGATGAAATCACCGATATGCTTAACGGCAATGATTGTGAAATAACCCTTGAATGGGTTGCATCCATGCCAAACCAAGGGGTTTCATCAACCTTTAAGTTCGGAAGTGCCTTTGGGGCCGCTTTAGCGCTTGCACAACGCTTTAAAACACCTTGGCACCTAGTAACACCTAGGGTTTGGAAAAAAGCGCTTAAATTGGATTCTGACAAGAAACAAAGCCTTGAATTGGGCCGCCGGTTATTTCCAAGGGCACCGCTTAAACGAATCAAAGATAACGGCCGTGCGGAAGCATTGTTGATTGCTTATTATCAATTTACACAAACAAGGGGGTATTAAATGGATGAATTAAAAGTTATTGTTGAAAAGCAAAAAGAACTAGCCAAAGAAGCCAAGTTTTTATCCGATGAAATCCGCAATGCCGTGCTGGAAGAAGTGGCCCAAGAATTTGACAAGATGCGTTTTGGCAACACATCGGCTTCATTTGCCGCTTATGTTCGGGGGATGAAGAAATGACACCCGAAAGTTATGCCCAATTTATCCGTGAAAACGCTAGTGTTTTTGCCGATGCCAAATCACGCCGGATCGGTGCCGAACTAAAATTAAAATCCGCCAAGGCCGTTTTGATGAAATGTGCCCTACAAGATGGCGTTAGCCAAATTGCCGCACAAGAACGTGAAGCATTGGCCGATGGTGAATATTCCGCACTTTACGATGAACTTTGTAAAGCCATCAAAGTGGAAGAAGAATTGAAATATAAATTGGAAGCGGCACGCCTTTTCATTGACATTTGGCGCACCCGTGAAGCATCCGAACGTTTAGCAATCAGGTCACATGAATGAAATGCCCCATTTGTAATCAAAAAACAACAACGATTGAATCAAGATTAAATGACAACAACACTAGAAGAAGAAGATACGAATGCGCCAAAGGGCATCGTTTCAAAACAATGGAAGTCATATCCCAAGACGAAATACACGCGGAACGCGAACCTTCTAAGGCTAATCGCATCAATCCCGTGCCAACTATGTGGTTTCCATCTATCACAAGCCGCCCATTCTAATTGGCATGGGGGCAAAGGCCGTGGGATTAAGGCTAGTGATGAATATTGTGCGGCACTATGCCAATCGTGCCATCACGAAATAGATCAAGGAAACGAACTAAGCAAAGAAGAACGAATTGAACAATGGGTTTTTGCCCATATCAAAACGTTGCATTACCTTTGCATAACCGATCAATGGCCACCCAAAGTGCCATTAACCGATTTGTATTTAGCCTTTACGCAAGGCGGGGATTCCGGCGCTAGGTTGTGAACTAGGGCTATGGCGTGGGTGTGCGTGTGACATATCGGTTTTTTCGTGCTTCTTTAGCTCTTTTTCGATAGCCATAACGTGTTCACGTTCTTTTTGCCATTCCTTTTTAACAACAAAATGTTTATCCATTTCGTGTTTGGTTTCACCCTTGGTAAACTTAAAATTCGTAGGCATAGTTACTCCAATACGCTTAACGCGCGTTTAGTTAATGAAATTCTATCATCTAGGCCAATTGTTCCGCCATTGATGCGTTTAGTCAATCCTACCCAATCTTCCGCTTCGGCTAGTTCATTGCAACCGTGGGTTTTCCAAAACCACGCCGCGCTTAAAGAAGCATACATGGGGGATGCCACAAGTTGTGGGTTTTTAATGAAATCTTGACCAACCGCTTGGCCAAAATGCCAATAGTTATCGTGGCCGGTTAATTGGATCAAACCGCGCCCGTGGAACCGATCTCCATCACCACTAGCTTCATCACGGTTGCCCATCCGATTGGCGTATATCCGGTTGGCAATCTTGCTTGCGTTGCCCGCGTATAAAGGGATTTCTTCCGGCTTAAACTTGTGGCCAAACAACTTTTGAAGCGTTTCCGCGCGATAGTGTAGGTTTTCTTCCAACACCCTAAAATGCGCCGATTCATGGCTACATTGGCCTATAAACGCCGCTTGTTTCTTAACATCGTTAATCCCAAACGTGGTGAACGCCGTGGTTAAAGGTTCAGACCATTCCGGCCCAATGCCTAGTGCGTGAAGTTTTTCGGTGCTAATCATATATTGCCACTAAGTAACAAATAAAGCATTAAAAAACCAACGGCAATACAAATTCCAACCAAGAATCTATCCATTATTTGACACCCCCATTAACGGTTTCCATTACGGTTTTGTAATTTGCGATGCAAACATTTAGTTGGGTGATGGCGTTGTCCCCATCGGCGGCGATTTGGACAATAGCTTTAAGAGCCGATCGGTTAGATTCGGTTCCATCGGTTGTATTTCCGGCGGAAGCGGGGGCATTTGAATCGGCTTGTAAACAACCGGCGGCGGGGATGCGCAACTCGCCACTATCAATCCGATCGTTGATGCTAGTAACCTTGTTTTTAATGTCATCTTTGGCTTTCTTTAGTTGGCCATTGGCTTTGGCTAATTTGCCGTTTAATTCGGCTTCTTTGGCCCTAGCTTCGCCATTAAGGCGTTCAATTTCAGCTTTATCTTCAGCAACCCTTCGGTTATAGCCGTTTTGATTTGCAACATAGTATCCCCCTAAGATAACCAACAATAAACCCACAACCTTCAAGATCGTGGCATGGGCTTTAAGCATAGGGATATACCCTATAAAGTTGCTTAAAACATACGCTATTGCACCGCCAACCAATGCAATAACGGCTATCCAATAAAACAAATCATCAATAAACCATGATAACCAACTAAGCATTTGAAGCCCTTGCTTGCGCCATGCGTTCTCGTTCTTGATCGGATTCCAATGTTGGCGGTGTCATTGGGGGCGGCGGCGGTGTCCAATTTGGTGCCGACATAATGATTGGTGCGGGCGGGGGCGGGGGCGGTGCTACATAGGCATCTTTATTGGCCTTTGCCGCATTCATCATGTTAGTGGCTTCATTGGTTAGCCCCTTGGTCAAAATGCCCCCTATGCCCCCCACAATCAATAACACAATGTCATTCAACATCTTGGTGTAGGCTTGATCGATCGGTGCCATAGCTTTGATTGGTTGCGATACAAACGTAACCGAATAAAGCAACGCCATCACGATGAACGCTAGGATTAATGTAACCACGATGATTACAAACGATCTAACCCTAATTTCTATTTCATCGGCATTGAGTCGTTCCTTGGGGTTGTTGAGGAATGCTAGAAGTAGTTCCTTCAATTTTCTTCTCCAATATAGGGGCTACAAGGTATTCGGGGCAATCTTGGTTAAATTCACACAATGGCTTTTGGCAACGTTCGGATTTAAAGTTATCGGGGTCTTGGCAAAAATATCGATATTGGTCATGGCAACCTGTAAGCAAAAACGGAAAAAGTATACATATCAATAGCGATGTATATAGAAAACTTCGTTTTTTAATCATTTCCCATCAATCCTTTGTAGGGCTTTGTTTACCCTAATTTCCATGATCCGAATATCAACATACATCCAAGCCATTAAGGGCAATAGCAACAAAAGAAAAATTAACAATATGGCTATAACCGTGAGGTATAGTGAATCAGACTTGCCATCATCCCCCACACCCACCCGATCATCATCAGAATTGCTAGGGTAACTAGGAACCTTGTTCGCATTAAGTCTTCCCTTTGAACCCGTTGCCATTTAGCTCTCCGTTTTGCTAAAAGTTCTTCCCTTCTTTGTAATGCTTGCTTTGTTGCAATATCACCAATCGTTGCGTTAACCCGCGAATACAAATCTTTCAATTCGCTAGGCACATGGTAAACCATGTAATCCGATAGTTCCGAATTTAACTTTTCCATTTGCAAATTAGCAATCACCAACTTGATGGCAATTTCTTGCCCTTCTTCGTTGCCAACGTGTAAAGCCAATTCTTCTTGTTCTTTAACGTAATTCTTTAGGCCGTTGTAGGCTTGAAAGAACTTTGTTAAAGCATCCGCCACTTGCGAATAAATTAAGTTTTCATCAAATTCTGGCGGCGGTTCTTTTTTCTTCTTAACCTTTTTAACCGGTTGTTGAACTTCCGGTTGTTCTTCTTCTTTTTTGCCAAAAACCGCCGTTAGGAACCCAAGTAACCCTTTCGATTTCTTTTGAACGCTCTTAACGTCTTTGACAATTCCATCAATTTCTTTGGCGGCATCAACAACAATTTGCCGCCCTTCTTTATACATTTCGCAAGCATCTTTGCATAGCTTAAAGGCCCCGCTTGCCAATGCAACAAGTGTGAATGGATCAATTTGTTACACCCCAAATAGTTTGTGTAAGAATGCCGCCGCAACGCCTGGGCCAAGCAAAACACACAACATCACGCCATAAAGCAAATATTCAATCTTTGACATTCGCTTTTCACCGGCGGTTAGGTGTTCTTGGATAACCCTATAACGTTCCGCGCAAATAGCTTCGTGAACGGCTAATCGTTTATCAACATCATCCGTCATTTTTATGTCTTTTGGATGAACGCCAAAGCGTAATAAAGGGGATTGTTTGTGCCGCCGGATGTAACCACACCGCTAGAAGCAAAACCACCATTGTTGCCAACGGAATAGCTATTTCCCGCACCAACGATGAATCGATCACGCAAATCGGGTGTTCCGTTTGATCCATTACACAACACATAGCCGGTTGGGATAGAACCAATCGAACCACTCCACATAATAATTCCACCGCTTGGAACGGCCGAAACGGATGGGCTTGTTCCAATAATGCCATACAAGTTATCCAAGGTTTGAATAGTTACGTTGTTGGCATCGGTTAAAACAAACTTATAGGAATATCCGCTTGTTAACCAAATCTCATTTGGGGGGCGGCCATCGGTTCCCAAAACGATTGGGTTGGTGTTGGCCGTGTTACCGGTGTTATCGGTGTATGTGTTTAACGGTGTTGTTGAACCGGCTTGATAGGTGTAGATATACCCACCGGCCAATGGCACGTTAGGCGTTGTGCTAGATAGGAATTGAAAGCCATTTCCTACCGGTGAAAGGTTAACGCTCAT